CGCCGAATGCCAGGCGACGCTGAACGACGTCTGCGCCGTGCAGGTGAAGTGCACGAACGACCCGGACAAGCCGGTTGATCTCCAACTCTGGGGCGGCGACGAGTTCACCGTCTTCACCGATCCGGAAGATCCGCGGCAAGCCTTCGCCGTTGTCACGATCGATCGCTACAACCAACGGACGCGGTACCGACTGTGGTTCGAGGACGAGATCAGGACCTACCTGACCGACCAGTACAGCGCGGACAAGACGGCGGGGGCCCGGGTCGCCTACGCACAGAAGGACGCGGAGAAAAATACCTATGGCTGCATCCCGTTCGCGTTCCTGCACTACCGGGCTCCAGTACGACAGTTCTGGACGCCTGGACCCGGCACATTCTTACGGAAGGCTGAGCTCCGAATCAATGACCGGCTCTCCGAGCTCGATGAGCTGATCATGAAGTTCGGCAGGCCCGTCGGCGTGTTCAAGAACGTCGGCGTGACCTTCACCCCGGAAATCGGCCCCGGCCGGTTCATGCGACTCAATCGCGGAGGAACCGGCTACACCGGGGAAGGCTACGCCGACGGCGGCGAACCGTCGGCGGAGTATCTCCAGGCCCAGCTCGCCATCGAGTCCATCTGGGTCGACCTCGAGAAGTACATAAAGCAGGTCGCGACCGCGGTGAACCTGCCCTACACGGCCCTGGAGCTCGAGTACAGCGACGCGCCATCCGGCATCAGCCTGATCATCAAGTCCGCGCCGCTGCTCACCAGGGCCCGCCAGCGCCGGCCCATCTACCAGCTCGCCGAAATGTGCTTGGCCCGCAAGATCCTGACCTCCGCCGGCAACCACTACGGGCAGGCCGGCCTCGTGACGCAGGCCAAGCAACTCCAGCTCCTTCTGGCCTGGGCGGAGCCGCGGATCCCGATTCCGGGGCCTGACCGGGACCAATCGGACGAATGGGAAATGCAGGTCGGCATCAAGAGCCGGATCACCGTCTGCATGGAGCGGTACGGCCTGACCCGCGACCAGGCCGTCGACCACATCAAGCAGGTAACGGAGGATGAGCAGGAAGTCAAAGAGATCCTGCCGCAGGAGCTGACACCGCCGGCCAGCGAGACGATGCCGTCAGAGGAGCAGGATCAGCGGCAGGCCGAGCAGGCTGATGAGGACGCCACCCGCGGGGCAGAGCAGGCCGGCGAGTCACCCGACCCGACGAAAGCGAGCGACTGATGACCGACGCACGGATTCTGCACCCGCCGTCGGAGCCGCGGCGACATTTCTGAGCCATGAGGAAGCGGGGAAAGCCCCCCACAACCAAGTAGGCTTGCCGGCGGGAGAGACCGCACCGGTGAAGCCATGCCCTTGAAACAATCCGGCGGCAAAAAGGCCGTGTCGGCCAACATCCGCACCGAGATCGCGGCCGGCAAGCCGCAGAAGCAGGCGGTCGCGATCGCGCTCTCGGTCCAACGGCGGGCCGCGGCGAAACGGGCGCGGGGGAAGAGGCACTGATGGGCTGGGTAACGCTCGATGGCGGGCAGCATGTGCTGATTGGACCTGGCGACAATGTGCTCGCGACGCGCTCGCAGATCAAGAAGGCGGCGCGTTCAAAGACGGAAACTGTCATAGCCAAAGCAAAAAAGGAAAAGGCACATCCGGTCCGAGGAGAAATGAAGGAAGCACGCCGCGAGGGTAAAGGCGAGGACGCGAAGCTCATTATGGCTGACGGCAGCGAACCACCGAGCCATGTACCCGCCGGAAGAGTGTCCCCGGCATGGACACATGTAAAGGTGAGCACAGATCCAAAAGCGGAATTGCTCGCCGAAGGCCGAGATGAAATGGGCCGCAGAGTCTCGGTCACAACAAAGAGCTATGAAGCCAGAGCGGCAGTAATAAAATTCGGTCGTACGGAAGAGATGCTCAGGCAGCACGAGAAGATTTCCAGCGAGATCCAGGCAGCCCGAAACGGTCCCCGAAAAGAAGAAGCGGAGGCAGCATGGTTAATGGAGATTCAGGCCACTCGTCCGGGCTCTGAACACGATACTAAAGCTGCCGTAAAGGCTTATGGCGCAACTACCTTAGAGGCTAGGCACGTGGTAAAATCTAAGGACGGGGTAAGGCTGCAGTTCGTGGGCAAAAAAGGCGTGGAGCACGACCATCTGGTGCGCGATGCAGAGTTGGCCGAGACGCTATTGAAACGGAAGTCGGCGGCGGCGGGCCCGACCAGCAAAATCTTCAACACGAATGCCGAAAAGGTCCGGGATTTTGTTGCCGCGCGCGATGGGGGGCTCTTCACGTCCAAGGACTTCCGCACGCACGCGGCAACAAAGATGGCGCTCGAAGAGGTAGCTGCGAACCCTACTCCCGCGAAGACGATGCGGGAGTATAAGCAGCGAATTGGAGCAGTCGAAAAGAAAGTATCCGACTTGCTCGGCAATAAGCCGGCGCAAGCCAGGAAAAGCTACATTCTCCCGACCGTCTACGCTAAATGGATGCCAGCATGAAAAAAGACCTGACTGATGTCGGCGGCAAGATGATTTACGGTGGGGTTGACCAACCGCAGCCAGACTGGCGCAAGGGCGACCACGACGACGCCATCGATGACGATGATGACCCCGCGCCGGTATCCAAGTCATTATTGGATGCTCTCTATGGCTTCAATACTGATGAACTGGACGCCCCGCCGGCCGAGACAATCGAACAGGCCACGGCCCGGAAAGCCGCGGCGAAGAAGGCGCGGGGGAAGAGGCACTGACATGGGCCGATGGGTGACTTTGGAATCCGATCAGCGCGTCTACATCTCGGACGGCGGCAAGGTCCTGGCGACCCGCGGCGCGATCAGCGCGACGGCCGGCGGCCGGGAGCGTATGGGCGCGATGCGAGCGAAAGCGGGCGGCGCGACACAGCGGGCGCTGGCGAAAGCACGGGAGGCTGGTAAACAGCGGGCGAGCGAGCACGCGAAGACAACCGCGGCGGGCCCCGGCCAGGCCAGGGAGATGGCCCGGAGTCAGTTCACGATCGCTGAGAAGATCCGCAGCGGCAAGATGGCCGATGCCGCGATGAAGGCCAGCTACGCCCGACAGGACGCGCTGAAAGCGAAGCTCGGTGCGCCGACAGCGGTGGCAACCAAGCCGACCGCGGCAAGGTCAGGGGAGGCGACGGTCGGCACGGGGAAAATGGTGTTTCAAGGCCATACCAAAGAGGGGCTCGCGAAATACGGGCCGGAAGGCGGGCGGCCAGAATCATCGGCTGGTGAGTCGATCCCGAATCGCACCGCCCGTGCCATCGAGCATGCCAAGGCGGCCGGCCCCGCGGCGGAACGGCAGCGAGTAAAGGATGAGCACGAGAAGCTGTTCCCCGGTCTTGCGGCCAAGGCGCGGATGACAGTGAAACAGCAGGCCGAGAACCTGGCCGACCACAAGCGACAGATGAAACGGGCCGCGGGGATCCGCGGCTTGACGGTCGAGCAGATGCACGCGGCAGTGAAGCCGGGGCGGTCCCGGTCCCGTTAGCGAGACATTGAAGTCTCACCGTACTTCAGCACTTCATTGCGATATACCGCGTAGGAACTGTCTCGATCGCGTTCCGCAGCCCCTTGCGTGCGGAAGCCTCTGCTCAAGGTGTTCAAACATCCGTTTATCCGACGCCAATGCCACGTTCCCTCGTGCGTGAGCTGGGACACGTGATACACCTCGCGGAATTCCGCGAGTGTCATGGGTACTGTCTGGATCGCGTTCATCGATTCCCCTTCTCGGATGTCGAGAGATCAAAACACGACCACTGCCACTGAGCCGTGGCAATGATTTAGAAAGCCGAGGTAGCATCCCTGTTCTAGCTGTGAGAAATAGAACCGGCCTGTTTCGCCGCGAATTTCATTTATCGCGGCCATGACGTCGGTGAAATCCCCACGGAATCTCACGTCGATGTCTGTGTCGGGGGGCATGTCCTCCGTCCCCGCGTCAGTGGGTTCGTAAAGTTCTATCGGGCCGTCTGGCATGTCGGGCTCGCGGCCGAACAGCCACTCGTTCCGGTGCAGGTTATAGCACGGTGCCTCGTTAATATCGTTCATCGTCGCTTCTCCTTCTTCTGAGTGGGTGTCGAAACTCGTGCTCGTTCTTCCGCGGCCACCACGATGATCGCCGCGGTGCGGTTCAGGCCGCTGGTCGGATCGTCCGGTCGGCTGAACAGACCGCGGGCCGCGGCGATCTCGGCCAGGTAGTTCCAGGTCTCGTCAGGCAGGCGGAAGGTCCGCAAGATTGTGTCGGCGGGCATGTCCAGTCTCCTGTCGAAAGTCGGTCAGTCAGCTAGTTCTTCGAGTGCGATCTCAATCTCATCTAGTTCGGCGTTCAGCTTGGCCCGCTCTGCCTTGCACTCCACAAGTTTGTAGACGGTCGAGCCCTGAATTTTGCTCAGTCTGTCGAGCAACTGATCACGTTTTTCGATCAGTTCTTGCCTCGTCATCGGTCAGCCCTCCTGTTTCAGGTTCTCTGCGCGGTAGTGAGACCAGCCAGTTCGTTCATGGTGAATCCATATTTGTGCACTAATCGCATTCCCTCCTCGCGGACTTCGCGAGGCAATCCACCCGGAACGAGCTGCGCGTTCTTGCGCACCAGATCGAATACACCCAATACGAGTGCACGATCATTGGTCGCATCAGCCTTTTTGTACATTTTTACAGCTTCACTCGCGGTCATCATCGGTCAGTTCTCCTGTCTGTGGTTCAAATCTCACGTCTACTTACAGTATATATCGTATTGACGGTATGTCAAGCCCCCCTCCCGGAATTTTTTCGGATTCCGGGAATGAGGTAAAAAATCAACATGCCCACGCACCCCGACGTTCTCTCCGCCCTCCAGGCCGCCCACGACGCCGAGGCCACGGCCTCCGAGCGGTTCCACAAGCAGGAGCACGCGTTCAAGCAAGGCTCGAAGCACATCCCGAAGCTGGCGAAGTGGTTCGATCGCCGCCACAAGGAGGCCGCCAGCCGGCAGCACGACATCCGCAGTCACATGATGAGGGCGGGCGGGACGGTCGAGACGAACCTCGGGGACACGTCCTACAGCGACGAGCCGGACGGGGCACTGAAGGGGGCCTGCAAGACCCTGGACGGGCTGATCGCGACCCACCACGGCATCCAGGAGGCCAGCGAAGAGCACGGCGATCGGGAGACCGCCGAGAAGTTTCACGGGTACTCAAAGGACTTGGAGAAAACCTACCAGAAGGGCGAGCAGAAACAGCAGATGTTGCAGGACTTGGGTCCTGCCCTGTTCATCGCCAAGCACTCGTGATCAGCCACGATTCGCCTGGCAGTAAAAGGCGATCCACCAGCTTTCTCCTGCCCATCCCATGTAGGCTGGCAATACATGTGGCATATGATCACCTGTGATTACGATCCAGAAATCGAACACCATCAGTTTTCCCCTCCGAACCTCATTCTAAGGACCTCATATGGCCAGTGAAGAGTCCGCGGCACTGAAGATCCTCCAAGGTCAGGTCGAGAGCCTGACCACCCAACTCCAGACCCTGACGTCCGAGCGCGACGAATACCGCGACGCGCTCTCGGAGGTCGCCAGCGAGCGCGATGGGCTCAAGACCCAGATCAGCAGTCCCGACGAGCTGACCGCCGAGTTAGCCGATCTCAAACAGCAGATCCGGGACCGCGCGCACTACGACAAGTTCAGCGAGCTCGCGAAGGGGAGCAAGGCGAAGGAGGCCGCGCTAAAGCATCTCTGGAAGCTCGCAGAATATGACGCCAAGGACGACGAGCCCAACGAGAACGCTCTCGCCGAGGTCGTGAAACGGCTCAAGACTGAGGCCGACTACGCTTTCGACCCCGAAGAGCACACCACCACCACGGCCGCCCGGGAGGCCGCCGAACGCGAGTGGTCCGGGAAAAAGCATGGCCTGCCTGCGCCGAGAGAAACACCCGCCGCCGGCGGCCGATCAGCCCGCAACCAAGGCGGCGACGGCACCATCGTCACGGCCGAGATGCGGGCCGACCCGAAGTTCATGCTCGATCCCAAGAACCGCGAGCTGATCGCGACGGCGGCGAAGGAAGGACGGTTTCGGTAGCGACAAGCGAATGTGCCAGGGCGAATGAAGGCGGGATGGGAATCCGCGCAACAACGTGGCAAAACCCACACCCCATCTCGTCGCAGTTGTGGGTTGAGGCTTCATCTTCGCCGAAGATAGAAGCCAGATCACCCTCGTCCGTTACGACCAATTCATCGCCGCATATATAAGCACGCACGTCTGCTTCTGTAAAACACTTCATTCCCTTCACTCCTCAAGGACACCAGATGAGCAAATACGGCTGGATCAAGGACCGCCCCGACTTTCGTGACCACCTCTACCGGCGCCCGGCTGGGCTCCTGGCCGCGCCGCTGCCGGAGAGCGTTGATCTGCGGGCGCAGTGCCCGCCCGTGTACGACCAGGGTCAGCTCGGAAGCTGCACGGCCAATGCGATCGCCGGGGCGATCGAGTTCGACCGGCTCAAGCAGGGACTGCCGGACTTCACCCCGTCACGGCTCTTCATCTACTATAACGAACGCGCGATGGAAGGCACGGCCGACTCCGATTCCGGAGCCGAGATCCGCGACGGCATCAAGTCCATCGCCGCCCAGGGCGACTGCCCCGAGCCGGAGTGGCCCTACGACATTAGCCAGTTCGCTGTTCAGCCGCCTCAGTCGTGCTATGACGACGCAGTGAAGTACAAGGCAGTCACGTACCAGTCCCTCGCCGGAGGCCTCGCCGACACGCAGGCCTGCCTGGCCTCGGGCTATCCGTTCGTGTTCGGCTTCGTCGTCTATGCCAGCTTCGAGGGCCCGAACGTGGCTCAGACCGGCGTAGTGCCCATGCCCGGATGGTGGGAACAGCAGGTCGGCGGCCACGCGGTGATGGCGGTCGGCTACGACAATGCAAGCCAGGTCTTCATCGTGCGGAACTCATGGAGCGCACAATGGGGTGATGCCGGCTACTTCTACCTGCCGTATGAGTACCTGCTCGACGGCAATCTCTCCAGCGACTTCTGGACCGTTCAGGTCGTGCAATGAGGTTCAGGGATCGCGAGAGAACGCGATCTGCACGCAGATCCAGGCCATATTCCAACCCCAGCAGCCGCGCCATATCCAAGGGATCGGCAGTAGCAGCCACCCGATTCTCCGCCCAATGCGTCCGATCATTGTGCCCTCCCGACTCTATCTAGTCTCCCCGTCGCTGATCAGGCGACGATCACGGACCTGATCTCATTTTGATCCTTCCCTCAAGAAAGGCAACCCATGAGTACCCTCGCTCTGATCCAAGCAGTCCTGGCAGACCAGACCGCCAAGACCACCGCCGACGCCGCCCTCGTAGCGGCACAGGCTGCCGACACCGTCGCCGCGTCCCAGCTCGCGACCGATTCGGCCGCCCTCTTTGCAGACCTGACTGCCAACGGCCCGGCCGTGACTGTTGACGAATTGCAGACTCCCCCGGTCGTGGTGGAGTACACACCGGTGGCCCCCGCCAGCTTCCTCGCAACACCGATTCGTGTGGCTGTCTGATCTTCCCGCGGGCACAACGCGGCGCCTGGCCGGCGAGCTGCAGCAAACTGTGGAAAGCCGGGCTTACCACCCCGGTTCGGGCCTTTTGGACTCGCGGATTCGGGGATTTAAAATCCCTACTCGGTCCGTCGCTGGTTTTCCTAGGCTGGCTGTGCCGCGGCCAGGATCTCCGATTCTAACTGATTCTTTCCCAAATTTAAGCTTTGTCTGATCTTCCCGCGGGCACAGCGCGGCGGCCGTGGAAAACGGCGGCATCCCCCGCGAGCGGGATTCCTCCCGCGGGGGATGCTCAAGTCGTAAGCTGTCAGCCCGCGTGAAAATGCCGGACTTAGGAGGTCCGGCCGGGTTGGTTCTTGGGTGCTGACCCAAAGGCATTACCCTTAACCCTGCCTGCCGGTTAGAGTCCCGACTGACTGGGCCCATTGTAACACTCTGACCGCTCTTTCTCAATTCGTCTCCCCGTGACTGGCCACCCTCGACCAAATCCAGGGCCCGGGATCGGGTCTTTCATGAAAGGGTTAGCCTGTGGCTAACAACTTCTCCGCGTTCTTCGAGACCCTAGTGGCCGGGGCCGACGAGTACAACAAGGCCAAGGTCGGGCAAACCGCGCTGCTCAACGCCGTCTACAAGGACGTCAAGCCGGAGGCCGCCCGCATCGGTAAGACCGTCGATGTCTACTTTCCCGATTTCGGGCCTCTGCAATCGATCGGCAATGGCATCCTGACCGGCCAGTCGGTCAACCCGAATTACGTTCCCTTGGTGTTTAACACCAGAGCCGGGGCCGCGCTCCAGTTCCAGGACTTTGAGCAGTGGCAGACGGCCGTCGACCTGGCTCAGAAGTTCTTCGATCCGCTCTACAAGAGAGCGCGCGAGTACCTCAACGGCCAGATTGCGGCCCTCATCACCACGACCAACTTCAACGCCAACGCGCCGATCATCGGAGCCACGCAAGGCGAGGTCACCGTCGCCGATCAACTCAACGCTTGGGGTGCCCTGGCCGATCAGAAGGTCCCCCTCGAGGACTCGGACAAGCTCAGCTTGCTGGTGCACAATCGGGTCTATCAGAAAATGTTGGCCGACTCGGGCTGGGTGCAGGAAAGCTTGGTCTCGGCGAGCATTGCCGCGGCGGCCCGTGAGAATGCGGATCTCGCTCACGCATTCAATTTCAGGCCCAAGTGGGATCAGCAGATGCCGACCAGCTCAGGCACCATCCTCTACGGGCAGGTGGTCTGCACCAGCGGCTCCGCTACCGTCACCGGCCTCAACACGAACTTCACCACGGCAGGCCCTTCCGGTGTTTCGCTGGCCGGGTATTACCTCACGTTTGGGGCGGACTCAAACAAGAAACAGTTTCAAGTCACCTCGGTCCAGAGCGACACGAGCCTGACCCTCACCGGTATCGTCCCGGCCAGCTCCTGGGCGGCAACGACGGGCACGACCACCACGGCCCGGCTGATCGTGACCGTCGCCGGCACCGTGACTACCACGGCGGGATCGACCACCCTCTCACTCGGCACCGCGAGCGCACTGACCTCCGCAAACATCGGCCAGTGGCTGGCTTTTAGCACGGCCGAGTCCGGCAACACGGTATACGCCGCCGGTACGAATCTCTACCAGATCGCGAGCGTCACGAACACGACCACAATCGTCCTGGCTACCCCGGTTGTCGCCGCGGACGTAGTGACCAGCGGCACGGCGACTATTCAGAGCTTCACCAATCTGGCGATGCACGAGTACGCCATCGCCCTCGCCCTGCGGCCGATCGCCACGCCCGACGAGGCCCGCAACGTTGTGGACGTCTCCTATCTCGATCTGATGGGGATTCCCCTCCGTGTCATGGTTAGCTACGTGCACATTTACCAGGCTCTCTTCGTCACCGTCGACTTCGGCTACGCCCTGGGCGTCATCCGTCCGGACTTCGGCGTCATCATCAGCTCCTGATCGGAGGGCCAGCATGGAATTCAAACGAGCGGAAGGGGAGCTCATTGGCTCCCGTCTTCCTGACAAGCCCATGGGACTGAGCCCGTATGCATTGGGCCAGTACTTAGGCTACGGAGTCACTCCATCGGAAGTCTTTACGGTCGCTCCCTCCCAGACTGTCACGACAGCGGCGACGGTCGACTGGAGTCAGGCCGGAATCTTCCAGTACCAATTGACGACTGCACAGGCATTCGCGCCGACGTTCTCCAACGCGGTCCCCGGCCAGTCAATCATCATCGTCATGAAACAGCCGGCCAGCTCGACCGACTCCACGCTCAGCACCTCGAACATGGGGACGATCACGTTCGCTGGAGCGGCCAACACCCTGTCAACCACCAACAGCTACGTTGACGTGCTTTTCGTTACCTGCATCAGCAGCGGAACCTACATCGCCAATCTTGTCCTCCACTGGGCGTGAGCCCGGAGGTTTGTTTCCATGATTCTGAAAAACACCGTCACCTCCGCCGCGGTGCAGGGCGCCACTGTCTCCGCCCCCGCCGATGAGGCCGCACCCGTCGGTTTCGGCGTCGTGACCGACGGCATGGGATGGCTCGCCACCCCAGGCCCAAACTACTCGATAAAGGCGAATGGAGTCTTCGGCGCCACGGGCAACATCGACTGGTCGGCAGCCAGCTATCACACCCTGACCACCACCGGAACCACCAACCTCACGCTCACCTTCTATACGACCGCGGCCGTAGCGGCCTCTCTGACCACGCCGAGCTACACTCTCGGTCAGCAGATAAAGATCCGCATCACCGGCACAGGCTCGCTAACGCTCAACTGGCCCTCGACCATCACATGGGTGGGGAATGTCACCGCCGGAACCGGCAGCGCCTCCGCGCCGGTGATCGGTGCCTACCAGATCGACGTGACTTTGGTCTGCACCGCAGTCGGCAGCTCGCCGACGTTCGACGGAACATTCCAGACCGGCTGATCGGAGGCACCATGTCCTACTCAATGACCACCCCGACCGCCGATCAGGTCGGGGTTCTCCACAACGGGGCGATCCCAGTCCTGGCCGGTTACGTAGGCGCTAACCCTGCGACCAGCGGGGCGAACCATCTGGTTCCCGCCCCACCGGCCGGCGTGCAGGTTGTCGTACTGTCACTGACGCTGTCGAACAACACCGCCAGCGCAATGGTCGTCTATCTCGTGAGTTCCTCAACCACGAGCGTGGTGACTGGAAACATCAACTTCCCCGCCACGATCGAGACGTACCCGACAATGTCTTGCGGTCCGCTCGGCATCTTCGCCAGCGCCCCTGGCGAGGGCGTGGATATCCATCTGTCCGCGTCAAATGCGATCGGCGTCACCATGACCTACACCTATTTTCAGCCCGCCGGCATCTGAGGAGGATTCCCATGCAGATCAAACAAAGCAGCGGTTCTGCCGGGGCCGCAAGCTCTCAGTGGCCCGAAGGTTCTCCGGTGATTTCCTCGCCGTTGTCCACGGACACCATCGGAATCAAGGGCGCGATCCCGGTCGGGACCGGCAGCGGCTGGGGGGCCCTGGAAGCCGGAGTGGACACCTACGTCCTGACGCTCGATTCTACACAGTCCCTCGGGGTGAAATGGGCCGCGGCAGGTAGTGGCAGCGGCGACCTCGTCGCGACCTACATCATCCAGACGACCGACGCGAGCCTGACCAACGCCCAGGTTCTGGCCTCGCTCTCGACCGGCGTGCTCAAGGTCACAAACACGACCGGCGTGCTCTCGGTCGCTGGCGGGGCCGATCTGCCGGTGTTCACCGCCTCGGGCGCCGGCCACCACGGCGGGGCAGTGCCCGACCCGGGAGGCTCGGCGGCCACCACGCACTTCCTCCGAGAGGATGCGAGCTGGGCTGTTCCCACCGGCTCTGGAACAGTGACCTCGGTGTCCTGGACCGGCGATGGCGTGATCTTCACCGCGAGTGCCGATACCCCGGTCACAACGAGCGGGACGTTGACGCCGGCAAGTCTGATCGCCCAGACAGCTAACACCTTCCTGGCGGGGCCCTCGACCGGCTCCGCTCTGGCCCCGACGTTCCGGGCAGTCGCCGTGGCGGATCTGCCAACTACGGGCCTGACCATCACCCAGCATTCCGGCGTCATTGCCACCCCGGCCTACGCATCGACGCTCACTCTCAATTGGGCTACGAGCGATTGGTTCATCCCCGCAGCCCTCGGGGGCAGCCCGACGATCGCTTTCAGTAATCCGACGGTCGGCCAGGGAATCAACCTGATCCTGACCCAGGGGACCGGCGGCCAGACTGTGACCTGGCCCAGCGGCATCACCGGTCCGAGCTGGCCGCCGACGCTCTCGACCTCAAGCGCGGCG